ATTGATCACCTTGGTGGTGATGTTCAAAAGCTCCTGCGAGTTCACCAGGATCAGCGAAGGCGACAGCCGGAAGTTGTCCCAAAAGGACTTCAAATCCGTTTCGATCTCCGAGATCCCGCCCGCACCATCCGAGGTCAACGGCGTGCCGACGCCCGGCGTGCCCGTGGCCTGATTGTTCACCAGCGCACCCGAGAGCGATGCCGCCGGATTCTCCTGCCCTGCGCCCGCGATCAGGCTGATCAGCCCGTCGTATTCATAGGCGTTGGTGGAGTTGTCGGCCGTGAGGTTCGGGTCGGCAGCCGTCTGCGTGCCCGCACCAACCGCGGTCGTGATGTTGATGGAGTTGATCGTCGTGATCGCGCCCAACTTCTGAGCCGCGCCCGCCGTCGGACCCCAGAACCAGGCATAGGCCATCACGCCCGCCAGCCACGGGACCGTTCCCGTGACGCGGCTGTTCGCCGAAGTGGTCGTGCCGTTCTGGTTCGGGCTGATGCCCGCCGAATAGCCGCCGTTCGTGTAGGCCGCACCGACCACCGGCGTGGTCGTCACCAGCCCGCGGACACCGCCGGCAACCGAGCCGGTCCGATATCCGTTGTGCGTGAGATACACCACCGACACGTACACGTCGGTGGCGGTCGGGATGCTGCCACCCGAACCGATGAACGCCAACGTCGGCTGAGGCGTGACACCGAACGCCTTGGAGGTATTGCCACCAAGGATGGTATTTTCCTCCATGATCATCGTTGAGCGCAGGAGCCCTTCGATCATCCGGGCGATCGTGTCGTCGAATCCCTCGGCCGCATACTGGGATTCAAACGTGGCGAAGTCCTCGAGTCCCAGCGTTTTGAACGCCGCGATGTAGGATTTCACCGTGGTGGAGATTGACGCGTTACGCCGGCCTTCCGGCACGCCGCCCGTCTGCAGCAGCGAGTCGATTCCGGTGATGGCGCGCCAGTTCACAGCCGTGCCTCCCACGGTTTTGACCCGAGGGATTTTGTTGCGAAGCGGCGTGATCACCGGGTAAATGAGTTTCGCCGGGCGTTCCAGGTTGAACTGGACCAGGCCAGTCGCCTGCGTGAACGCCTTGCCGAGCGATTCATTGACCGGCACGCCCTGCGCCTGTTTGACAAGCGCCAGTGTGTCGTCGATCAAGTTCGACATTTTCTTATCGTTCTCCTCGACCGGCCGGGCCGGTCAACGTTGCAATCAGTGAAGCCTCGATCAATTCCGTTCAGTTGACCGTCACGCCACCCAGCGCGCCGGAATGCACGATCTTGATAAGGGCCATGGGGTCCTTATCGGTTTCGGCCTTCGCGGCCGCGGCGTCAACTTTCGCCAGGAGTTCGGGCGCCATGTCGCCGGTCTTTCCGATGGAGAACAGGCGCGTCTTGGACGGCGCCGGCGTGGACTTCCGAAGTTCCGCCACCACGCCCGTCAGCGTGGTGAGGCTCTTGGCCAGGTCGCCGATCATTTCGGAAGCGTTCTTCCAATCGGCGTTGGACTCGGGAGCGCCCTTCGCGTTCTTCTCCGTCTTGCCGGCCATTTCGGCCAGCTTGGTCCGGATCGCCGCCAACTTCGCTTTGGCGTCGTCACCGTTGGGTTCATTGTCGCCGGGCGCGTCGTCTTTCTTGAACGCCTCGGCCAACTTGGCGTGTTCGTCCTGCGCGGCCTTGATCGCCTCGCACATCGCGGCGTCGCCCTTGTGCGTCTCGGCCATTTCGGCCAGGTCCTTCCCGATCTGATCGTGCGCGGCCTTGTGCGCCTTCATGACATCTTCCTTTTCCGTTTCGGTTCCCGGCATGGTCGCAGCCTCCTTGAGCACGGCGTTACCGCCGGGCGATTGTTTGTTCAGTGATTCCGCATTCATGGACATGGCCATCTTTTTTAATTCCAGGGTGACGCGTGCCACCTTCGCCAGCTTTGAAACGCCCGACACCGTGCAGCCGACAGCTTGCACGCCGTCAGTGAGTTCAAACGTCCGCTGACTGTCTGCTTTGCACAGCGAGGGGTCGAATTGACGAAGCCGGAATGAATCGCCGGTGCCGTCCACGTCGCCGGATTCAAACCCGTTCTTTTTCGCCCACGCCTTCGCGGCGCCCGCGACCTTGAAACGGTCCTTGGAGAAAATGAGGGTTTGCACCTTGAAGTCGGATTGCGCGGCCTTCGCCAGCGCCACGTCCACCGCGGGGTCACGTTCGACCAGGGGGTGGCGCTTCGCCACCTGATCGAACGTACAATCCGGGTTCGCCGGACGGTCCACGACGCTGATCTCGGAAAGGTGAATCTTCGTCACCACGTTGCCGCGCTTTTCCAACTTCTTCCCGCCGACGCTGAATCCTTGATAGACGCCTTCTATGACTTTCGCCCACGCGCCGTCGTCCACGATCTTGGCTCCCAGGTACAGCCCGGTCTTGTCACCCTTCGTGATCACCGACGCGTCGCGGGCTTTTCCCACGGCGCTGTTCTGGTGCATTTCACGAATGTTGGCGAACTTCATGTAATCGGGGAGCGCGTCGGCGATCGCGGTGAGTTCGATGCTCTCGCCTTCGGCGTCGAGCGTTTCGGTGGAGGCGAAGCCGTAAACCATTCGGTTCGTCTTGTCCACCTTGGAAAAGGGAAGCCAGATCGCGGTCGGTTTGTCGAAGTAAGTCGGGACGGTCGCCGGATCCATGCTGCCCCGTATTGGGCAGCCCGCAGCGTTACATTGTCAAGAGGTCGATCCGGTCAGGCGGTTTGGTGGGCTTCCACGGGCCGGTCGGCCGGGCGCGGCCGCCGGAGAATTCGGCGTATGGTTTGCGTTGAAACGCCGAAACGCTCGGCTAATTTGCGTTGCGTGATGCCCATGTCGGCGGCCCGCCGGAGGCGGTCCAGGGATTCGGACGACAGCACGACCAGGCGCCGGGCGCCGCTCACGGCAGCCGGTAGATCAGGTGGGCGAAGCTGGCGAATACGCCGATCACCGCCAGCGCGATGGCGCCCTGCAGGATGGCGTCGATCATGTTGGCGTGGTCGAGCGCCCATTGAATCAACGGATGCCGCCGTTCGTCAGGGTTCATTCCACCACCTGCACGGCGTCGTCAGGCGGTTCTTCCTGATCCACCGGGTTGGCTTCCTCATCGAATCCGGCTTCCACGTCGCACAGGCAGTTCGGGTGCGCCGGGTGCATCATGTCGCCGGACGGGAACGGCTCATTGAATGGCACCCAGCCGGCGGCCGCGTTCATGTCGCATTCGTCCGGGTGGTCGTGGTCGTCGGACAGCAGCCAGCGCCGGCGCGTCACCACGCCGGACGACCGCCAGGCCTCGATATTGGCGTTCGCGTTGGCGAACGACAATTCAGTGTGTGCGATCATTTCGGCACGATCCGCGGAGAATGCGCCCGACTCCTGTATGGCGTCGCGCAATTCGGTGCGCGTCATGCCTTCGTTGACGGCCCGGGTGATCAGGCCGCGGATATCGTTTCGCGTGGTGTCGGTGATCGCCATGTTGGCGTTGGGGTTGGGCACCAGTCCGCCTTCGGCGGTGCGCCGCATTCCCACCAGTTCGGCGGATCGCGTGCGCGCGTATTCCACCACGGCCTCGTTTGCCCGGTTGACCGCGCCCACGTCATCGGCCATTCCCAATTGTGCCAGGGCAAGCCGGGCGGTGTCGCGGCCAACTTCGGAAAGCGCATCCTCGAATTCGGACACCAGCACCGTCCACCCGCCGAGTTCGATGCTACCGGCGACGATGCCGGCATTCATTTCGTCGAATTCGTCGCCTTCGGCTTTGCCGAGTCGTGGGATGCCGCCAAAATCGGGCACGTCATTTGAAACACTCAGCGCCAGCCGCGACGCCTCATATCGGAAAAGTCGCTCAATACTTGAGCCAACTTTTTTTGTGAGGCGGCCGGTGGACGGCGCCTTGGCCGTCCTCACCGCTTTTGGGCTTCGTTTCTCCACAGGGGGTGGCGCGAGATCGCCGGGCCGCGGCGCTTCGCCCGCCTTCGGGGCTGGAGGTTTGGGAGCGGCCGCCGGCGATGGCGCGGGATCCGGCGCCGGACCGGCGCCCGGTGCCGGCGCGGCCACGGCCAGCGCGGGCACCAGCCCGCCTTCCTTGATCATGAACACACCGCCCGCCGTGACGATGAATGGCACGTCACCACCGGGAATAGAATCTTCGCCGGCGTCCTCGCGCACCCGGTTGATCGTGCGCACGCCGGAATTGATCCGGAATTGGTCGGCCTGCGCTTGCTTGAGAACGTCCTTTTCGATTTCATCTTCCCAAACCCACTCATAGTTTGGCTGACCAAAATACTTGGCCAAGATTAAATCCATGAGGTCCTTGAACCACGCCATCATCGGCATCAGGCCTTCCTCGAGTGCGGCCTGTTGCACAGTTTCACTGGTGGATTTATTCACGGCCTGAACCAATGCGTTCGGCGATATCGAGAACGCGTAACACACAATGCGCACCAGGAAGTCGTCGTATTGATCCTTGAGCAATTCCGGCTTCGTGAATTCCATCTTTTCGATCGACGGAACGAATCGCGCATTCCGGCGCGCCGCGGTGTTGCCCGTCAGGATGGTGTCCCAGTACTGTTGGAATTCCTTGATCTGGTCGAGCGTCCAATCCGCCGGCATCAGGCCGATCATGTCCGGGATCGAACCGTCGGTGTAATACTGCAGCTTGGACACGTCGCGCCGAAGCGCGATGTTGATGATGTAAATAATCTGTTCGACCGGGCTGAACCCGTAGATTTTGTTTGTCCGCTTGTTTCGAGGCAAATACAACAGTTCGTCGGTGGATAAATCCACCGCCGGAATGCCGTGGAGAATTTGCTGATATGCGGGA